AAAACACCCCCTATTTATATAAAAAACTCCCCTTGACTTCTCATAGTTGGTCTTTCATTAAGAAAGTGAGAATGCCACCAACAATTCCGCCAACTATAAGTCGCAAAATCCAGGTAGTATTGGCGCTGATTTTATCTAGCTGTTTGTTGATATTGATAATGTCTTTCTCGTTACCTGTTGTCCTCATTTCTAAGCTTTTAATCTCTAAGCGAATGTCCTTAATATCTTGCTTTATTTCTTGAACATCACTTCGTACATCTTGTAACGCTTCCACTTTGACCACCCCTTTTTAGGCAATAAAAAAAGACCAGCTTATGGCTGCTCCGGTTTCTTATCAATTAAATTTTGAAGTAACAGTTGTTCTAAAACTTCAATTCTACTGTTCATTTGTTTATTTTCTTCTTTTAACTCTTGAATTTCAGCATCTTTCGCTTGTTTTTCTTCTTGAAATGCCTTTATTTGAATTGCTACTGAAGAATATATTTCAGCTGCATTTCTTGTTTTTGTAACAAAACACTCAGGAGTATTTTCATCATCTGCAATCCACCCATAGTAAGTTTCTATATCGTTTGTTGTAAGAATTGGGTCCCCTTCAAAACGATTCATTCGCTTCTCATATAAGTCTTCTATATCTGTTTTCAAGTTGTATTGTTGGATTTGAAGTGCCATAATTTTTTCTATTGCGCTAAACTGCACGTCACGAATATTTGTTTTGTATTCACGTTTCGATGCCGTTTGAAAAGCTGATGCTGTAACAGCGTTATATGCACTTCCTGACCCATTTTTAACCTGAAGTGTTTTATATCCCTCAACGTTACCATTTCGTAGCATTACTGTTTGGAATCGAAGGTCTGTTTCAGCGTTGGGCGTTGCAACTATATCAAGCATATTTTTTCCTTTTAAGTTGAATACAATGGAAGACTGACTGTCCATCCATACGGATTTAGATCCACCTTTTAACGTTATTCCACCAGCAGAGTCTACCCAAAATGCATTCGATGGATTAGATACTGTGAAGGTAGCACCGTTGGCTACTTCAACCCAATATGATCCATTTTTTGCATACTGACTTATACCTTTTCCAGAAGTGATAATTGTATGCCCACCAGAATTGACCTCTGTATTTTGATTACTTTTCATAAACAAAGCCCCACCAGTAAGAATATCTACGTGGCTAACAGAATCTAGACGAATTGTATTAGTATAGGCGCTAAATTGTTTATCAGACCTTAGGGTAACTCCGTTATTACCAGTAATATAAATATAGTTATCTCCATTAAGAGATACATCCCCTTTTGTATCCACATTTAATTTAGCGCAATAATGTGGAGTTTGATCCGCATCATAACCTTTTACAATACCAAAGCTACCGGTATAGTAATTTTCTCCTTTCACTGGGAATTGAGATATTGTTAAAGTACCATCGCGGAAACGTGATGTATCCACATCATCATGCATAAGTATTGTTGGTTGTATTTGGCTATCAACAGCTCTTTTGTAATAGCCAATAAACATTCGCGTTAAATTCGATTCCATCAAGCGTATGAATTGTTTTTGGATGTGTACATAGTTAGTACCGTTGTCTGTCCGTACTGTAGAACCAACTATCTCTCCACCACGTACTAAGTTACCGTTTAGCACACCCGTTGTAATGAAATCAGCGACAATCCTTCCATCCATTGTGATTGCCGTATTATAGGGTCCATTAATGCCTGTGGAGGAATAACCAAATCCATTGATATTCCATTGCCACACTTTTTTAGCGGTTCTTTCATCAGCTGTATCCATAATCAAAATTCTTTCTGGATATATACGAACATGGCCACCGAAACCGCTATTGATTAAATTCGTAGCATTTTCGCGTGCTTGTTCTAATATTGATTTTTCCATTCCTTTAACGTTGTTTTTAATACCATTGACGCTATCTCTAATATCATTGAAGTTATTCTCAACATTATCAACTCTGCCTGTTATATCCACGAATGACTCTTTAAAATTGCCTAATGTCAATTCGATATACTCTTCATTGATCGGGTCGTATTTGTAATGATTAACTTTAGCTTCAATTTCGAAACCGTCTTCTTCATGTATAACTGTTACTGTATCTCCCATATATACACGTTGTAATACCGCCAAATCTTTATACTCTTCAGTTTGAGATAGCTCTTGAAACTCTACTTTATATGTCGCTTTTGGATAATCAACATGTTGTTCATCGTACATTTTTTTTGCGGCATTGCGTAACATTTCATATGCTTGTGGTAACGGAACTGCGTCTTCGTCGTAAGCATAATCACCAATAGCTGCTTTAATGTGTTCAAATTCAACAACTCTAATTTTAGGTTTAATATATTTACTAGCGTTATAGCTTTCCACGTACTTTTCTGGTAACAGTAGTCCATCAAAACCTTTAGGCATCATTCGAGTTATAACACCTTGCCAATCAACATCGCCTTCATATCCTAATAAATCTTTTTTGTGTTGAATAACAACACCGCGATCTTTTCCACGTTCTCTTAGCATGTGGACGGTGAAATTATCCCTTTTTAATTCCCCGCCCCAACGACTAAGAAAAGAGTTGTCCTGGCTGTTATCAAGTATTGCTTCGACTGGGTTTTTTCTAACCAAACGAGAACTAGAAATTGTATTGATATCACTAATGAAATTAAAATTAGTGTTATATTGCATACGTTCTTTCATTTGTTGTAATGCTGCTTGTCCGCCCTTTTCTTGAATAAATGTATCTTCAATCAAGTTATCAACGAGATCATAGAATACGTGATAACAAAATACGTGTAATTCACCCATAGAAGGTGCAGGTCGTGCTACACGAAACAATTGATTGCCATCAGGTGTTGGCGCTTTGATTAAACATTGACCACCTATTTCTAATCCATGCGGAGCGAATAACGGATATTTAAAACTTAAGACATATAAACCATTTAATTCTTCTTCAATAACTGCATCGTAAATATTATCATCTAAAATACCTATACCATTGTGAGTAAAATCCGTTTCAGTTGGTTTATATAATGTAATCATAAGTAACGCCACCTCGGGTCAATTTGTAACTTTGTAACAGTTCCAGTCCATTTTATTGTGTTTGCACCTTCAGAGAATGTGGGAAAATTACCGATCATATTACTATTCATCGGCGTAGTGTTCGAATATGCTTCTTTTAACTCGGAATCAATTACTACTGAACTATTTACATTTTTAATTAAGAATGAAACATCATTTATCGTAACAGTAATTGATCCACTACCATAAATCGTTATTTTAGGTAATGAATACTTAGTGCCCGAGTTTACAAGAGTAGTTGTCTTAGTTATTTCCAAAGGTTGTAGAATAGCATATTCGAATGGATCAGCTACAAAAGTAACTTCGAATTGTCCATATTCTTCTATTTCATTAGCGATACTACCTATTTCCACACTTTTTATTTTTCTATAAACGTTATCATCTGTAAAAGAAAGGGTTTTAGCGTTCAATAGCCACGCTTTTATACGTCGTAACAATGGTTTGATGTTATAATCTTCTAACAAGTTAAAGTCAATCTTGAAAGTAACGTCTTCATAACCATTTTTCTTTGTTAATGATCCGTTTTCTCTACCAGGAACTTCAATAAACTCTATTTTTTCTTTTGCTGTTGGTATGTCAGGGCGCTCTACCATACAAAGAAGATAGTCACGTCCTAATATTTCATTTATTCGAATATCAACCACGTCGCGCCCTCCCTATACCGATATTTAACATTTGTCCTTTCTTTGCAAACCAATCATCAGCTTTTTCAAACATTTTATTTAGATCACTTTCATTTTTAACAGTTGTATTAAAAGTCACTTCATTTTTAATTTCTTGTGGTTGTTGTTGCTGATTAGCGTTAACACCTTTACTCAATGACAATGAATTGTTAACAATGTTAGGTAAATTAGAAAGAATACCATTGCCACCTATTGTTTTAGTAATCCTTTGTACCGTATCTCCTAGTGCACCTCCAGAAGAGAATGGAGCTAATGGAACGCCTTGATTTAAATTAACAGCTAATGCCCTTGGCGCTGCGAATGATGCTGGGGCAATTCCTTGATTTCCTGTATTATCGTTAACACTTATAGAATAAGAACTGCTAAATGGATTTAATTTGTTTAAAATGCCACCAGCTTTATTCCACGCTCTTGTAACCGTATCGATAATACCGTTCATTACTCTTATAATAGAATTCCAAAGATCATAAAAGAAACCAACTACACTATTAATCGGTTTGTAAACACTTTGAAGGATATCTGAAACATAACTCCAATTGCTACGCACGATGTTAGAGATATAATTGAATGTTCCAGACACGCCAGAAGACAACCTATCCCAAGCGCCAGTTACATTAGATACGACATTGTTCCAAATACCAGAAGTTATGGCATAAACTACATTCCAAGCGCCTTCAATTCTGCTTTTCACTTCATTTACTGCATTACTAATATTCGAAGTTATCGTATTCCAAACTCTCGAAATAGTAGAAGTTATTTCATTCCATTTGTTGGATGTTGTATTTTTAGTTGAAGTCCAACCGCTTGTAACAGTATCTGTTGCTTTATTTATCTTGTTCCTAATATATCCAACAATCTCATTCCAAACATCAGAAATAAACGTCGAAACCGCGTTCCACGCCTTTGATGTTATATTTAATACGTAATTCCAACCTTCCTGTATTTTAAGTTTTATAGGGCCCAAAAATTCATTTACAGTATCAGTGATCCATTGCCATGCTTCACGGATTATATTAGTAATCCAATTCCACGCTGTACTGGTTGCACTTGTGATTGCATTCCACAATTCTGTGATAGTGTTAACTAACATATCTCTATATTCTATAAAAGTAGAGGAAATAGCATTCCAAGCTTCTTCGATGTAAGGTTTAATCCATTCCCAGAATTGTGTTACCGGTTCTTTTATTAATTCCCATCCTAAAATGAAAGCAGTTAATAACAACTGTAAAGGGAATGTTATGATTTGGAATAGAATATTCCAAGCTATTTGCGCGATCTCTTTCAAACCTTCCCAGAATGCTGAGAAACCTGATTTTACAGCTTCCCATGCGTCAGAACAAATTTGTTTGAACGAATCCCATGTACTTGAAAACCATTCAATCGTTGCTGTCCACATTTCATTTGCTATGTTGCCAACTTCAGCCCAAAAGTTATTCCAATTATTTTTAAACTCTTCCCATTGTTGACTAAACCATTGCGATATCATATCCCATGCCATTTGAATCGATTGGGTTACATTATCCCAACCTTTAGAACAAGCATCGCTAATTGTTGTCCACAATTCTGACATCCATGTTGAAAATTGGCTCCATTTTTCTTTAAGCCAATCTGTAATACCTCCCCAGTTGTTAAATATAGCTATAACTGCTACGACTGCTGCTATTATTGCAGCTATTGCGGCTACAACTAATGCGACAGGAGCGCCAACAAATGCAGCTATTACGGTGACTACTATCCCTATCGCTTCAGCTATAGCTGAAATCCAACCTATTAGAGTACCGATAAAACCAATTACCGAACCGACGGCGGTTATTATCGTCCCTATGGCTGTTATCGTAGCTCCTATGACTATTAATAACGGGCCAATTGCCGCCGCTAATGCCGCAATAATTACGATTGTTTGTTTAGTTTTAGGATCAAGTTTAGAAATCCAGTCCATTAATTCTTTTAATTTTTCAACAACAGGCATTAACGCAGGTAATATTTCAGTCCCGAATTGTACGGCTAAAGTATGAAGTGTTTGTTGTAATTCTTTGAATTTATTTTCCGGTGTGTTCTCCATTTGTTCAGATAAATGTTTAACCTCTCCGGTAGCATTCCGGGCATCATCAGACATTTTTTTAAGCTTTTCGCCGCCACTATGAACAAGTATTTGCCACGATGCTAAATGTTCTTTACCGAATATTGTAGCGATTGTAGCGTTTTGTTGTTCTTGTGTCATTCCTTGTAAACCGTGTTCAAGTTCGTCCATGACTTGAGGTAATTGTTTCATTTGTCCGTTTGCATCAAATGCACTGAATCCCATTTTCGCCATAGCTTTAGACATAGCCTTTGTTGGCTTAGTTAAGTTAACGAAACCAGATTTCAAAGCCCTTGCCGCTACAGACGCTTCAATACCATTAGATTGTAATAAACCTACAGCAGAAGCGGTTGTTGATAAATCTTGTCCAGCTGAATTTGCAGTTGGCCCGATAATTGACATTGCTTCTGTTAGAGAATGAACGCTAGCTTTTGTATGGTTAGCTGTATAAGCGAATATGTCAGCCATCTTATTGATACCAGCTATATTCTGCTCAGCGTTATTTGTTTTTTGTCCTGTAGCTTCATAAGCAGATCCTAATCCGTCCACAGTTTTTGATAAATCTTCATTCGCGCCACGGGCAGTATGGAGAGAAACAGTCATGATTCGCATCGCTTCTTCTGCTGTGTAACCGTCTTTAACTAACACAAGTAAACCTTCATTTATTTTTTCGGTACTAACACCAAACTTTTGAGAGTTAGCAAGGGAACTATCCCACATTCTGCTCATAACGTCGTTAACTTGTTGAGAAGTTAACCCTGTTGCGTTTACCTCTTTTCGAATATCAGCCATTTCATGTTGGAATTTCGATGCTTCTTTTGCAGCGTAACCCATGGCGCCAGCTATAGGAGCTGTCACTTTCATTGACATGTCTTTTCCTACACTAGAAACACTTTGACCGACTTCTTTTACTTTGTTACCGAATTCTTGAACGTGTGATTTAGCTGTTTTAAAGCTGTCTCCAACTCTTCTTTCTAGAGCTTTCGTTTCTCTGCCTAGTTCAATTTCAGCTTGTCTTGCCCTATTTAATTCGGTTTCTAACCTTTTAACTTCTTCAGATCCAGCGCCGAATGCAGTTTTAGCATTATTTAATTGTTGCGCTAAATTTCGAGACTGTTCACCAGCGTTTTGTTGCGCTTGCTTTAAATAGTCATATTGTAATTTCGCCTTGGAAGTTTCCGAAGCGTTCTTTCCTAGTGAAGCTGCTTGGAGATCGTATGCCGATTTTAATTTATCAGCTTCAGTTTTCAAACTGGAATGGGCTGTTTTCAAACCTTCTAACGCTTGCTTTGACTTACCTATTTCACTATTTCGTAATGCTTCAGCTTGTTTAGCTTCTTTTAATGATTCGGTAGTAGTTTTTATTTTGTTAGAAATTTCAGTTTCAGCAATTTGTGCACGTCGTAACGCTTCTTCAGCCTTCTTTGTTTCTGTTGCATTTTCTCCCCACACTTGTTTTGTTCTTTGAAGTTGTTCCGCTGTCTCTCTTGTTTTGTTTTTAGCGATATCATATTGCTTCTCAAGTGTGGATAACGAAGTCTTATATTTATCAACATCAGTTCCGGTTAACTTCATTTGTGTTTGAGCTAACTTTAACTCTTGTGTTAAGGCTCTATTCGCCTGATTCATTTCGTTTATCTTAGATTTATAATCAGCGGTGTCAGCCTTAAATTTAATTATGGTTTCTTTTGAAGGAGTAGCCATTTATTTTCCACTCTCCTTTTCTTGGATATAGGCTTTCCACCCTTCGTAAGCACTTTTGTTTTCTGCTATTCTTTGAACATCCCTTAAGGGTAAATTCCAAAAGTCACTTTCCGATATTTCAAAAATAAATACGTATAGACTGTATAAGTCCACAACGAATTCAATTTCGAATTTAGGAAGTTTTAAGCCTTTTTTCCGGCTTTTTGTTGAAAACCTTTTGCCATGTTGTTTTTAGCTTCTTTTTTCATAACTGCACCGAAATAATCGAACGCCTCTGACATATCAACTTCATATACTTCCATGAATGCTTCAAATTCCATATATCCAGTAGGATTTGCTTGACGATAAGCCGCATAAACAATACGGAACGTATCTAATAAATCAATGTTCTGAATTCCGCCAGCGTTTAATAAAGTACTTAAAAATCCTTTATCGATAATGCCTTCTTTTTCTAATTTGAATAATGTTAAAGCTGTTAAGTTAGGATTCGCCTTCACTACTTCACCATTTGATAACGTAATTTCTTTTGTCATGTAATTTCTCTCCCTATAATCAAAATTAAAAGGCACTCATAAAGAGCACCTTTGATAGAATTTATTTTGTTTGTGCTGTTTTTCGTAATTTAGCCGAATCAAATTTTGTCATCCATTCTTTTGCAACTGTTTCCGGTAGTTCGATACCTTCATAATAGAAACGACCGAATTCGTCAGATAACGCTGTTACTTCTAATTCTACTTCGGCTAGTTCTTCAGCACCGTTTTCTACACTCTTAACAAAACCTGTTGCACTTGTACAATTAGGGAATGCGATTAAACGTGTGTTTTCTTCGAATATGTCAAGCTCTTCCGCAACGAACGCAAAATCTTTTCCTAAGCTGTCGATACCATATGAGTAAACGCCATCGATCAACCCTTCGTTTGTAATACCAAAAATGTTACGAATAACCTTTAATTGCATGTGACCGCTAATTTTTACATTCATTTGTGTTGGTTTTGATTTTTTCTTTTGAGTAAAGCCGCCGCATTTCTTTTCAACTGATTTAATTTCTGTTTCTGCATCTAATTTACCTACACAACCGAATGGGTCAGTTACATGTTCACCTTTAAAAAGTACACTAGCATTTTTAATCTCGACCGCATCAAATACATCAACTGTAACTGGCATATTATTGCCCTCCTAAAGTTTTATTTATTTCTTCTATTAAAGATTTATTTAATTCCTCAATAGAGTAATCGACCTTTTTATCCACACCACGCTCCATGAACTTTTTGGCCGCCTTTTTCTTACTTGTACCTAATCCCAAATCAGGGAAAACTAAATATCTATATTTCGATTTTGGTTTTAATGTTAATGTTAAATTCTCTTTGTTATCGTCATTAATAGATTGATATAGTTTAGCGTGGGCTTTCTTTCTATTCGATATAGGCATTAAGCCAAGAACTGACTTTTTCATTACTGGTGCAATTCTAGACTTTAAATCTTCATTTATTATCTTTTCCGCAACGTTTGGTAATCGCTCAATGTTTCTTTGCAAAGATTCAAATTTAGAAGCATCAACACTAAAATTAGCAGGCATATTTTACATTCCTTGTAAGCTCGAATGTTAATACATCAACAAAAAACTCTGTATCTTTCTTCCTCATTTTTTCTTTGAGCGATTTATTACATATGTGGCCAGTTTTACTTAGTGAACTCATAAACTCAACTTGCAATACATCTAAGTCCTCACGATTTTCCGAAAAATAATAAACTGTTACATCTTGTGTAAATGCGCTTGCCCCCGCTCTAACAAACCCACCTGTTTCAAATACAACATGGTTGATTGTGGATAGATTCGCTTCATCCTCCTGAACTGAGTCCTGGTATACTTCTACAGTGTGGAAGAAAGACTCTAAATGCTGGACTAGTTTACTATTAAACTTTTCAATTAAATCATTCAGTGTCATCTAGACCACCTACCTTTTGCAAGTATAAATACATGCTATTTTTAAACCGATCCGCTTTAATGATGCTATAAGAATGTCCTCGTAATTCAATTATTAGGCTGTCCACATCCTTATTCTTGAACATAGGAGCGTATAACGTTTCAATTTTCATATCTAACTTTTTATCAATACTTTCAGCGAATTGAATATCAACTTCACGGCACGAAAGTTCCGAAAATCTAAGTCTGATAATCTCGACATTTTCACGTCCGATTACTTTTTTAGCGCTATTCCGGATCGTTTTACTTTCCTTAACGCTAATAAATCCATCATTAAATGTTTTTCTATGTTGTTCAATTGCCATTATTCTTCTTCCTTTCATCGATTGCGACATGTAATATCAATCGTGAAAGTGGTTGTCTGAAGTTACTTTCGAAACTGTCTAACGCATTGTTATATTCATAACGAATACGGTTAATAACTAGCTCTCTTGCGGATAAATTGACGGCTAGATCAAGTTCAGCGCCTACTAAATCATTGATAAAATAAACGGAACGATCTATAAGCTTTATGATGTCCTTGTCTTCTTCATCCCAAGTGATTGCTAGTGCATGTTTTACATCTTCTAACAAATCAAAAGGCGACTGTAACGTCGCCTGTGATTGATTGTCACTCATAAAGGATCACTCCCTATTTAGTAGGTGCTGGAGTAGTCACCGCTGTACCTGGGTCTTTCATTTCAGAAATATCATAAACTAAGAATGATTCATTTTCTTCAGCACGACCATTAGCGTACATTTTAGCGATGTATAAATCTTCGTCTTCGATAGCGCGTGTTTGATCGTAAACGTCTAAACGTTGTGCTCCACCTAATCCAAGGAAGTAATCTTTTGCCATACCAGCGATTAATTTACCTTTAGGAACAGCATTTGATTTAACGATTTTACCTGGAATCGGAAGAACGTTATAAGTGTAAGTTCCATCCATGTTAGGTCGTGTAGTATAACCATAAATTTTAGACCAGTAGTCTACAGGGTTAACGATTAGTAACACATTAGATGGATTACGTTTACCATCTTTAGTAAGTAGAGCCATGATATTACCTAAAGTGTAAGGATTAAGGTCTTTTAACTTACCAGTATCGGCTTTATCAGCATGTACGCCCCCTGTAACAGTTAATAAATCTTTCATCATGCCTACAGGTTGATCTTTACCAGTACCACGAACGATAGCTAACTCTAAAGCGATTTTTAAAGATTCAACTAATACAGTTCGAACGTAGCGATCTAACCAAGTCGGGCCAAGGTCTAACATTGCTTTACATACAGGCATAAATGCTGATAATTTGTATTCCTCAATTTTAATCGTTTCGAAACCTTCATCTAAAAGTTCTTTGTGAGCCGCGCACAATTTACCCCAGAAGGCAGTTTGGATATCACCTTTTTTCAGAATCCATTCAGTTAAAGCACCGACGTTAACAAATGTAATTTCAGATAATAATTCATGATTTTGAACTAAGTCTTCAAATACTCGTTCGATAACAGTTGGTGGTACTAATGCTTCAGTACCAGCAAAAGAGTTACCTGCAATTACTTCATTGTAGTATTTCGTTTCTTGACTAGTTAAAGCACGTCCACCACGAGCAGCTAAGATAGCTTGATCGCTAGATTGTACTGATGCTTGTGCTAAAATTTTTTCTTGAATACCTTGAGCGAATGCAACTAACGCATCATTCACCTCTTCATCTGAACCAGATGCTAAAACCTTACTTAAATTTTGTTGATTTTCAAATTTCGTTTCTAAGTCTTTAATCATTGTAAATTACCTCCTACAGTTTAATAGATTTTAATAGTGAAACCATAAAGTTAGCTGATTTTTCAGCGTTTTGAGTACGTTTGTCACCTTCGTTTTCGATAGATGCGATGATGGGTTGTTCTTCAACTTCATTTGTAATTACAGATTCACTGTCCACACTTGATTGTATTGAATCAGTGATTACGTCACAGAAACCGAATGACTTAGCTTTTTCAGCGGTCATATAAGTTTCGTTGTCTAGAAGTGTTTCTAGTTGGAAAAACTCACCGTTAAAACGGCTGTTATAAGATTGAATTAACGCTTCGTCAACGTCACGTAGCATTTTAGCTTGCTTCTCTAATGAGTCAGCATTACCGAATGCATATGTCGATGCACGATGTACCATCATAGTGGTATTAGAAGGCATTTCGATTTTATTAGCACCCATCGCAATTAATGAAGCGGCTGAAGCGGCTATACCATCAATAACGGCAGTTACATTAGAGGGGTGATTTTTTAAGTAGTTGCAAATTGCAATCCCTTCAAACGCATCGCCACCATTTGAATTGATGTGAATTTCAATGTCATTTGTAACACCATCTAACATTTCTCTTACACCTTGAGAAGAAATGTCACCGAAAGGAGCTTTACCAACATTCCCATACATATAAATGACTGATTTACTATTGTCCTGTTGATTGTTGTCCATCATTAGGAACTTCGATTGAATCTTTTCCATCTCCAATATCTTCACCCCCTTTCATAGTTCCGCTTATCCTTGCTCTCTCATAGTTCTTAGTAACATAACGTTCATTAGCCCAATCTTCTTTTATTTGTTCTTTTCCTAAACGTTCTAATACATCGTTTATGCTCATGCCACCGACTGCAAATAGCTTGTCAACGGAATTAGCAAACTTAGTAAGATCGAACAATTTGAAGTTGTCCATGTTGAATCTAATGTATGTTTTACTTAAATATTGCTCTCTAGAGAACATCTTCTTGTTATATTCGTTAGTAATCATTTCCCCTATTGGTCTTACTGCGAATATGATAAAGTTATCTAAATCGCCAGTAGGATTACCGGTAGTTGAAATGCCACCTTCACTTATTCCACTTAGTAATGAAGGAGGAATGTGGAAGGCAGTTGCCACGAAATCTAACATATCTTTTGCAAGGTTTTTGATGTCCCTCGTATCTAAATTACGTGGGTCCTTGCTTTGATCTTCCATTTGTACGTTGTCAGGTAAGAACATGATTGCTGCTAACTTTTCAGGATTCATATAATCTTTTGCTTTCTCTTCAAAAAGTTCTTGCGAAGCTTTTCCGTTTTCATCAGTTAACGAATTCATGAAACGGCCTCTGAACAAATAACGTATTCTTCCATTGCCTTTGTAATCTGACATCGCTTTAGCTAGTAATAGTCCATATGAACTATATAAACTATTAATCACGTTGTTTATTGACTCTACAGAAAGGCTCAAGTATAGAACGTCTTGTTCTCTAAATTCCTTCGTTAAAAGCTGATTGTTAATCGAAACACTTTTATAAACATACTCATTGAAACCATTCGTAGTTTCACGATGAAACGATTCAGCTATCCACAGTTCCTCACCTATAGGTAAAATTAACGCTTCCTTTTCGTAAATTAACTGATGGACAGCCTTATACCAAAACTCATGGGCATTTTCATTCTTATTTGGTGCCACATTTAATTGGTAGTAGTTCAAACTTCTTTTTAACTTGCCACTTCTATATGTTTCAAAATCACAAGCTACTAAACTACGAGCAATTAAATCTATAGCAGCGTTAACATACAATTTCTTGTAAGCAATTTCAGCTTTAAGTGTCATCACACTACAATCAACATCCGGGACTGTTCCATTATCACTTTTTCCTAAAAAGGTTTTAAAAACATTACGAATTCCCATTTTTTCACCCCCTTTCTCAGAATGACCATACTTGCATATCGTTTAAATCGACTGCATAGTCTTCAAGATCACCGTCGAAATTGAGCGCATGTGTGAACGCAAAAAACCCGTCAGTTTTTCTTTTGACAGGGTCGATTTTTTTATATTCTTTTGAGCCATTTCCTAGTTCGTCCACATAAACATTCCCGCAATACCAACGCATAACAGGATCGTCGTGGAAAACAATATTATGATTTATGAATAGATGTTGGATTAATGGGTCTAACATAGCATGAATGTACTGCCCGCGCCTTACTATCTCAACTCTTTCGTTAAAACCAGCTTCTTCTAATAAAGGTTTCAAGATTACAGAACGGAATTTATCAATCGCGATACGCTTAATGTCGTATGTTTTCGATTTTTCTAAAAACCAATTGATAACACGTTTGGGCTCGATTTCTTTATCATAGACGATGGTGAAGAGTCCTTTTTCCACACCTATATCTATAATATCTTGATTAATATCCTGCATTTTCAATGCCTGATGCCATATAAAGGTATGGTGAATCCAATAACGCTTCCCTTGCCGTTTGAATAGCAAACCGACGCTGCAGAAATCGCGTAATTCTGCGTAATCTACACCACCAATACATTCATATTTGTGTAAATCATCAGGTAAGGGTTGATCTGTTGCAAGAAGATCCTCATAAGTAGCGATTTTATGTTGAAATAGCTGCTTCGGAATGTTCATCCGTTTTGTCATGAATTCAACATGCATAGGAATGTTGGTTTGACAATCGGCCCATTCTTCTTTCATCGTTTCGAATAATTCCATATTATCTCGAATAGAAGGATTGGCTTTTTCCCAGTTTGCAATATCTTCGACTTCTTCTTCGGAGTCTAATTTGCAGATGAAGGGGAATAACTTACTCCTTTCAACTTCGCCACTTAGAATCATTCGAGCCTTCTCTTTCATATCATCCAAAACGCCACCACGGACATATCCATCCGTTGTTAAATAGAAAGTTCGTCCATCTTTAACTTTACCCA